GTTGTTTATTGCCGGCGAAAATTGAAAAACGGCATGTTGATGGAGGGGACCAAGGGATTGGAGACACTGAGTAAACAGATTATCCGCAACCTGACGCTGGTTAGACGTCGTTCGTTACAAGTACACTCATCAGAAATGAATTCGGCATCAGAAATTTTCGCTTTTCTATAGTGATGCTTACTAGCTTTAAAATGTCAAGTAACATAAATACAAAACCGTTAAATCAACAGGATTAAGGGTTTCGGGCACTTTTAATGCACAGGCGGCCAAGCCAATGCATGGTTCCTTCCGCAGAAGGTTCCAGAGATCTTTGTTTGTCGTCATTTAGCACCAGAGGTTAGTTTTATAACCTTGGAGCAATTCATAACGGTTGGTTTTCCAATCAGGATAAGGCGGGAGGTTGATTTCAACGTCGCGACATGCTCTCTTGATTGTATTCATACGCTGTCGGTACAATGCTTCATCGTACATCGCGTATTCGCGCATCTGGGAGTCAATGATCAAAGGGAGTTGCTTCGCTTCGAGGTCACTGTTGTGGTACCAGTTGCACATTTCGTCGATCACCTTGATGTCAAGTTGAGCGACATGCCTAGCATCTGCTTCCGACCAAACGAATGAACGTTTGAGAAAAGTCACTTCCGTGAGTTTTCGTGTGTCAGCAACATGTGTGCCAGTTTTTGCTTCGTCAGTGTAGGTAACTCCGAATTTCGGAGCCACTTCAGTGACTGAGTTCTGATTAAAGAACTTGCTTGCCAAGTCAGAGACGTTGACAATGTTGTCGTCACCATAAATGATGAGGGCAACGTTTTGGTTAAATGCTTCCATTGATTTTTGACCCTGCGGTGCAGACTCAAGCCAGAATAGACGCATTAACATTTGTCCAATTACAGTATTAACTGTCGCGGTGAGATAGACACCGGAAGGCATGCAGTGAGTTTGTCCATAAACTGTGCGGCCATAGATGTGAACGGATGATGCTATTTCAAGAAACAAGGTGGCGCGAACAAGTCGCTCCTCCTCGGATCCATCATACCACTCCTCGATGACATCTAATGCTGACCACAATAATTGTGAGGACACACTGCCATCCCATCCGGAGTAATCTCCGGCAAAAACTTTCTTACCCTTCTGTTGCAGATGGATAGCAAGATCTTGCCAATCAATCCCGTAGGGGTTGATTCCGATGGAGGATTCTGTGTGAATCCTGTTTTTAGCTTGGTGAGCCACAAATGCACCGAAGTACATGCGGCAGAGGATTGTGAAGTCGAGAGGTGAGGCAGAAAAGACGCGAGTCTTTGCCACGGCCACCTTTTCTAATGGGCGTCGTTCATCCTTTAAGAGGTCTTGCCAATAACATTCAATTCGTTTGCCGTCCTTGAGGAGGGCCAAATCGTTTGCTATCAACTCTCTCAAGGAGTCAGTCAGCTCAAATTGCTCGTTATCAATCCAGGTTCTTTTACCAGGCTTGTTCTTCTCCTTTTGTTTGCCAAATGGGAAACCAGGAGATGATGAAAGTGTGAGTGGTTGGAAGAATTTGTTTCCAGGCTCTCCGAAGCAAGCTTCTTCAAGCGTGAAAATTTTTCGTTCCGTTTGATGTTCTCCGTTTATGTAAACACGAGCAACATCTTCAGCCACCATAGTCATCTGATCGAGAGGAATCATTGGATTGACTCCCCCACATTTTTCTAGTCCGCGTTGTAAAGGATCAACCAGTTGATCGTTTATCATCACGGGCCTCAACACTGCTGGTGCAGTGATGGGTTCTTGAATGCAGCCTGCAATAGAGGACTTGGCAATTCCTGAGGAAGAGATTTGTCCAGCTATTTGTTCGTGGTTTCCTAATGGAAGGAAAGCACCTTGTCCTACAGTCACAATTGCCGAATCGACATGTATGAGTGGAGGTGCATCGTTGAGATTGAGATTAGCTTCTTTGAGCCATCGTGCGATTCGAGAACCGGACAATGGAACAGCGAAGCCAGATCCTTGACTACCTGCAACGTGCATGCCGCAAATTTTGCGTTCGAACCTTGAGTTCAGGGCGATGAGGATTCCTCCACAATCACCACGCTTGGTTTCAGCTTGATAGCCGATTGCTGCCATCGTTTGGCTCGTCGTAAGATACGAGGAGTTAGTGATGGTTCGACCAAACATTCTAGGTATTTGAAAAATCGTTAGAATGGAGTGGTCTCCTTTGCCTGGGAGAATTCTGTTAATCGCAAGAGCGGCTGGGTGGCCGTCCAATTGAGAAAAATCTTCTACTCCAACAAAGTGTTGAGTGATGTCTGCAAATCTTGGGACAGTTTGAGGTAGTTTAACTAAAACTAGGTCAATTGGTCCTTCAGAA